TTGCAAGTGTAATAGAATTACTGGCTATATTGGTACTAGCTACTACAGTAGTAGGTTGTGGAGTTGCTGCTAAAGTTGCAGCCTGAATACTGCCTGAGCCAGTAATTGTTCTTGAAGAACCATCAGAAGTCATGGTTATGGCATCCCCATCATCAGATAACTTTGCCAGAACTAAATCCTCACTTATTGTTACATCACCTGTAACAGTTACACCTTCTGCCAAACGCATTGTGTGCTTGTCAATGGTTCCTGTGATGTCCATGTTAGTTGGTACATCAGTAAAGTTGATGTCATCCAACGTCACTGCACCCTGTGCAATGTCTGCACTTGAAAGGATTCTATTTTGTGGTGGTGCTCCTATATATGGCATATTAAGTAATCTCTAATACTGACATGCAAACGTCTAGTGAAGCGGCTGCTGAACTTTTTATTTTTATAAGGTCATTCTCAACCATGTTGAGCTTCTGATCTCCCCCCACTAAAACCAAAACGGAACCACTGGGGATAGGTACTGAAGAAGCCAATGAGATATCATTAGTTACATTAGCCATAGTGGTAGAAATAGCTACATCCACATCCACTGAACTTCCAGTTATATTGGTAATAGACAACCCTATGACTGTAGTTGTTTTTCCTGAACCCGTAACAGTATATGCACCAGTTTGAGATGCCCCGGCACTATTCGCTCCAACCTGCCACCAAGTAGAATCACTGGTTGCAATCCCAACTGCCTTGGATGTCTTCCTTAAAAACGTATTAGCCATAAATGTCCTTTAATATTAGTACTATCCGAGGGCAATGCTCATTGCAACCGAAGCATTGTTTGCTTCTGTTTGAACTTGTGCTAAAGTAACCCCTACCGATGATGTAATTTCCCAAGCAGATCCATTCCAAAACTTTAATTTATTAGCAGTGGAATCATATGCCAAGTCACCTTCTGATACAGCATTATTACCACCATCCGTATTAGGGCCAGCACCAGAATTTTCTGTAAAATCACTTATTTGATACAGATCTGCAAAATTATTTACATCTGCAATATTATTAGAACATATTTCCATGTCATCAATAATATTCTGATCAGCCAATAAATCCATATCAGTAATAACTGCTGGAACTGCTAGTAAAGCCATATCATCTGTAACAGTTGTACTGCCTAATATAGCCATATCATCTGTTACTGTAGCATTACCAAGTACCTTTAGATATCCATCTGTGGTATTTGCCATATCAGTAGTGCCTAGTAATGCCAGGTGAGAAGTAGCACCTACTGACATTGCATTTGTTCCCAGACGACTTATCTCAGTATCCCTTCCTGCTACTGTAGTAATATCTGCACCATTAGTTCCTATACCTACAACAGTGGTTACATCTCCATCTATGTTTGCAACCTTAGTAACATTCCCATCTATTGCAGCAACTTTATTAACATTAGTTTCATTTGCTACAACACTATTAATCTTAGTCTGGTTTGCTGAAGAGGGGGTAAGTTGTTCCCATGCAGGTGTATCGGAGTTATAAACCTTCATTACATTCACACCAGTATTCGTATCAAACCATAGATCTCCATCTGATACATTAGAACTTGGTGTGGTTGTTGATGCTCCGTGAAATAGAGACTGGAAGGTGGATAATAAAGATCCAGCACTAACCATCGAGTTGTAAGCTTCAGTCGCCTTGTTAGTTGCTGTTGTTGCACTACTAGCTGCACTTGTTGCTGATGTTGCTGCTGCAGAAGCACTCGTAGCAGCTTGCGTTGCAGATGTTGATGCTGCTCCTGCCTGTGTAGTGGCTGTAGTTGCAGAGGTTGCGGCTGAGGCGGCAGGGGCATCCCAGCTAGATCCATTATAAAACCTTACCTCTGATTCAGTACTGTTGTAATAAATAGCTCCAACTGATAATGTATCATTATCATTATCTGTTGTTGGTTCATTTGTTGTTGTAAATGTCCCTAGAAACCTGTCATCAAAATTATCAAACGTATTCTCAACTGCTGTCTTGGCAGCTTCGGCTAAATCCTTTGCATCTTCAGCATCATCCTTGGCAGATTCTGCATTAGATTCAGCTAGTTCTGCAGCAGTCTGTGCATCCTCAGCTTTTGCCGCATAATGAAGTGCTGAGTAAAGAGTCCCATCAACTGTACTATTCTCTGCCTTTGCAGCCCACTCCATTGCTGCTCCCTTAGAAGCAGTGTTTGTTACACCTACACCTCCTATAGCCCAAGCCTTAGCTGAATGGTCAGAAGTTGCACCACTTACAGCACCATCTACCTTCTGTGCATAGTCCTTAGCTGATCCACCAGTAGAAGCCTGTGTTCCATGAGCATATTCCTTAGAGGAAAAGAAAGTTCCATCTACTGTTCCACTTGATTCTACAGCCCATTCCTTAGATGCACCCTTACCTGCTGTATCCGTTACTCCAACACCACCTACTGCCCATGCTTTTGCTGAATGATCACCAGTTTCTCCACTAACTCCTCCATCAGTCTTCTGGGCATAATCCTTTGCAGAGCCTCCTGTACTTGCTGTGGTTCCTTGAGCATATTCCAATGCTGAATACAGGTTTGTATCTACATTAGTATCTTCATTAATTACTGTTGAACCAGTAAGTTGAGCAAATCTTTCTGCAGTAACTTCATGATTCGCTATTTGTTCAGCATTACTAATAATAGTTAATGCTGAATTGACAGCTAATTCAGGACTACCTGCACCAATATATACTGGAGACTTACTACTACTCATAATTTATACTCTTTCTATCATTGATAAGATAACTGAAACAGGCTGTGTTGCTGTAACCTTTATAATATCTCCTGTTAATACTTGGGTACTTGCAGCATTTAACCCATGCTGTAACACCATTTTACCCGGCATAAGATCTACTGAAGTATCTGCTGGCAATGGTATTGTGTCTGCCAATTTTACAGTTTGTGGACTACTACCACCTGCTGAAGCATGATCTACTAAGCTAACAGTTAGTGTTCCTGCAGTTGAGGAAGTTGCGGCAACAAAGAAGCCAATTATAACTGACTCGGCTGCACCAGCAGGAGCTAACCCATCATTTGGTGCTGTAAATATAGTTGTCTCAGTATTAGCTGGGACATTGACTGCATACCTTCTGTATAATTCTGCCATATTAATCTCCTAATATCATTTGAGTTTTTCTTGCTACACGAGCAATCATTGCTTCTAATTCTTTTGTATCACCCTGATCTATTATATCTGGTTCGTCTAATGTGAGAGCACCAGATCCCAACACAATCTTTCCTCCTACCACAGTACCAAGAAGATTCCCGGAGGTATCCTTAATTGTTCCTTCAAGAACTACATTTTTTAATGTTTTATTTTGAAGAGTAGCTACCGAATCTATTGCAGGAATATGATGACCAGAACCACCAAGCCCGTCATGAACACGAAGACTCCAAGGGTTTCCCGAAGTTGCATCTGTCTGCACAGTAACTTCTGCTGCCTCACCAGCAAATGAAGCATGTTCTGTAGCAGTACCTTTTCTGAATTTTATAGCTACACCCATTTATCTCCTTACTACTAATCTGTTAAAATTAACTCCTCCTGTTATACTTGCAGGATTTATAGGTTCAATCCTATCTGCATCAGCAATCATACCGAGTTTCTTATTCCTAAAGTATTCACTTTTTTCTACATTCCTTAAATCATGTTCCTTTAAATATGCTCTCTCCAAAGCACCAAATGTCAACGCATCTATCCATACTGAATCAATAGAACAATTTGTTTGATAATTAACCTCACTTAAGGAGAGGGTTTCAGAAGTCTGAGTTATTGTTACTGTCTGATCTGTTTCACTAAATGTAAGAGACTGAGAAGCATCGTCTGTAAGAGTATCCCCTGTAACCCACCCATTAAGTGGAGTTACTATATTCCTGGTAACTACATTATCTGCATCACTGTTATCAGTATAATTAAAGGGAACTTCATCACTCATCCTCACTGGTCTTTTCGTACCACTAAGTAGTAATGTTGCTGAATCCGTAGGGATAGGCCAGACTCTTACTGTTTCTGATGACCTCTGATCTATAACTAAATATTGAGGATTACCTGAAGTTACCTTCCAATCTTCAATAGAAGACCATAGGGGATTGCCAAATATCTGAGTAATAGACTGCTCTCCATCTTTAATTGCAAGTGGCAAACTACCTTCAGAATGCATTCTTTTCATCTCAGATGTTGTAACAACAGCTAATTCACGACCATCTATAGACCCTCCACTAACATCCATAAGGCCAGTTGGTAGAGAAATTAGATATGCCGTAGAACTAATTGCTACACTTTCATCGGCTACAGGCAGCCTGATTGCCCTGACAAGATCAAGAAGGGAATCATGAATATAATTATTAAGTTCAGTCTTCGTCCATCTTACAAAACCATTATCCTGCAGAACATTTACTACCCGTGATCTAACATCGGATAGTTCAATCATGCAACTTCTACCTCTTTAATATCAGCATCAATCTTTTCACGATCCTGATCACTCCCCTCAGGCCACTTAAGAACCTGTACATTATACCTGTTAGCATCATATCCCTGAAGAGGTGCACCCTCTTGAGGTTGAATATAACGTCTTTCAACTGCATTCATCAATACATCAAAATGCCCTGGAGGTATAGCTCTACGAGAGTTTCTTGGAAATCTTAAAACCCAATCATTATGCGTTACTGTGACTGGCCCCATCTGTGAAGGATCATCACCAAACCCAATAACCACACAACCCCAGCCTGGAGGAACTTGGAGATCTTTACCAACTTCCTTAGCAAAATCATCTGCAAACTGCTGATGAACTGATATTGTTTGCTTACGACCTGAGTCATAAACTGGATTATTGAGATTATGACCATATTCTCCTGGGCCTAACATTCCGCCTGCTACTGCCATATTAACCTTTGTTTTATAAAGAAAAGAATTCTTCCAGACGTAGGGAGATCTTCTCCACGAAGCCTGAAACTTAGACGAATTATATTATTCGATTCATCCGGTGGTATAAAAACTGACTCTGGTTTCTGCTGGAATGAAAAAGGATGTTCCGGCAGGACAGTCCAGTTTAAATATAACTCATCATCTTTTGCCTCATTAACCCTTCCAACACAAATCATTGCATTTATGCCTGAGAATGGTTCTGTCATTACCACAGATACTCTTTCTGGTAATGACTTCGGATAAACATGATGATCAAATCGAGCATTTGTAATTGCAAGTTCGTCAGTAATGAGACTCTCATATGTAATCTCCATGACCCCACTTTCAAGTACGTGCTCTGAAACAGGGGCGGGAGGTTCCCACCCCTGAAACCCTTTAGACATTCATACCCTTATGCTAGGGATGAACATGCACACTCGATCCTATAGATCCAGTCTTCATTCAGGATCTGGCAAGCATACCAGCTTTTCCAGCCCACTGAACCAGACTGACCCAGAGGATCAGTTACTGCAGGTTGTGGCATCACAACCTTAGGTACAACTGCATCATATCCTGAGAGTGTTACACACCCAAGAGATTCTGCAGAGAAAATAATTACTGGATAAACCTGAAACTTTGTAGCTGTAGAAGATGCTATCATTGCATGACCAGAAACACTACTTAACAAGGCTCCGCCTTCTGTAGTATTACCTGCTTCTGCATAATCACCAGTATCTGCAACAGTACCAGTAGTCGTACCAAACGATTGTCCAGTATGACCAGGAGTATAACCTGCAGCCTGAGTGAGTGAAATATTCAGGTTCTTGAATGCAGTACCAGCCGGATCTCTACCGAATGGAGCTGCCTGAGTTGTAAGAATAAAACGTATAACGCCAACTGCCCCGATTTCTCCTGGTAGCATTTGCTGACCATTATTACTGTACTTCTGATAAGGAATGAAATCTGGAAAGCTTTCAATATCCTTACGAAGATCAGTATGACACACGGCAACATAAGCCTGTGGCACTGGTTCAGTATTATACTTAGGAGAGGGAGTCATCTGATTAGCAATCTTACGAGCCTCCTGATATTCCAATGCACGCACTGCAGTATCAAGAATATTTGTAGTTGCTGTCCCCGGAGTTCCTGCTGTTATACCAATCTGCCCTGTAATTGTTTTTGCTACAGTTGCACGAGTTGTACCACCAGAATAAGCTGCTTGAGTACCAGAACGTGCATGGAGATAAGTTAGGAAATCCATTAATTCTGCAGCCTGAATTGATTGTCTTTCAGTAATCTGCTGAATAACTGGATCTTGTGCGGCTGCTACCAGAACATCAGTGGTGGCTACATAAGAACCATACTGATGAAGCTTGACCTTAATTATAGTCTGGAGCAGTGTGTCAGCAGGTGGCTTTACGCCCTCAGCCAACGGAACGAGTGGCAGACTAAACTTCTCGAATCGCTTCCAACGAACCTCAAGTCCTCCGTTTCGTTCTTTTGTTTCTTTCTGTGCGAATCTTGCGAAAATCATGTTTCGCTTTGCGATTGACAGAAACTTTTTTTGGATTTTAAACGCCTCCGTTTCGTCTAAGGAGCCGTATTTAATAGTACCTGAAGATCTTACTCCTCCAGTACCACCACGATTATGTGCTACAGCAGGAGTATTACTCCCACTTACCCAATCATTAGCCATTGTCTTGTCCTATTAAAAGGTTAAACTGTTAGAAAGAGGACAAGATACTTAAGGCTTATTCGTCTGGAATAGCGTTATATAAAGCTTCTCCAGTCAAGCCTTGAGTCGGATCTGCTGTTACGGATTGAGACTGAGAACCACCCATTATCTGTGAAGCCTGGAATCGTCTAAGATCTTGTGGATCTTGACCTTGGTATAATTGTCCAGTGTTCCCACTGGATTCCAAGTACTTCCTTATAACTTGTGCCTTTGCCTCATTATCACCTTGAGTCATAGCTAACCTGTACATTGAATCCTTATTAACCCAGTCTATAAAAGACTGGTCTTCTTCAATGGCAGGCCAAACACCATGCCCAAGCTGTCCATCGAAATATGTCTGCCTTGATATTGTATCAAACTTCTGATTCAATTCATTAATAGGTGTTTCATATTTCTCTTCAACATACCTATTTACCTTGTCTTCAAACGATTGATTCTCTTGGCTTCTGAATTCCCGCATCTGTTTCTTTACTAGACGATCAGCAATTCTTTCTGAAGTTCTCATTACTTCAGGGAAATCTTCAATCACTCGTAAATCATCTTCTGACAGTTCATCGTCATCCTGAGTATTAGAAGCTTGGGAGTTTAGTTCGTTTTCACGTTCCAACACCGCAAGTCTTGCTCTTAACTCTTGATTTTCAGCCTCTTTCTTCTGTTGTGCAGAAAATGCACGATCAGCATGAGGTCGAATATCTTCATAAGATTTTGTAACTGAAGCTAATTTCTTTTCTAACTCAGCTACTTTATCTTGTGCCCCTGTATCTGTTGGTTCCTGCTTGGGCATTTCTCCAACGGGAGGTGCTTCTAGCATATATCACTCATCATTATGGGTTAATGTCTCACGAATCAAACGATCAAGGTCAAGGAAATTCTTGATTTCTCTGATCTCTCCAATGAGCATATTGAAATGGGCTACTTCCTTTTCGTCATAGAGGGGCTTCTGTGAGAGTCTATCCTCTTTCCGTTTAAGTCTAGCCAGTAAAATGTCAGAGAGCTGCTTCCACCTCGGGTCGTCCTGAAGACTCAGGAGGTGTTCCAGCTTCTCCCTGTCCAGGCTGCTGTAATTGCTCTGCTGCCTGTTGTTGCTCTTGTTGTCTTTGAAGTTCCACATCTTGTTGTTCTTGCATTATCGCCATCTGTTCCAGCAAGAGAAGTGATGACTCTTCAAGCAGTTTAGGTATTTCAGATGTTACTACATCTGGATCACCTTCTTTTATTTTTGCTAATCTTTCTTGAATAATTCCCTTACGAATATCTGCTCCAACTGCTTTCTTCTCATCAACTAATGCTTTTGTTTCATACATATCAGACTCCATTTTAGATGCTGTTTCTGCATCTGCCTGAGCTTGGGCCTGCATCTGTTGTGATTCCTGTGCTGCTTCTTCTTCAGATTTAATAAGTCCTTCAATTTCTAAGCCTAACCCTGCCTTTAGAGGAACTGCAAGCTTTTCAAAATTAAATCTGCCCCTCATTTCAGGAACCTGCCCAACCACCTGTATTAACTGAAGCACTTGCTGAATAGTAACTTCCTTTGCCATGAAAGTATCGTAGCTTTTTGCAAGACACATGAAGTCACCTTTAATAGCCAGATCTTTAGAATCAGCCATCAGCCAATGATAAACAGCTTGTACGTTTGCAGTTATCATATTATTAAGTGACCGCACAACTCCTGAAGTAAGTTTGTTCTGGTTCTCATTCAGGATCTGCATTCCTGTAGCAGTCTTAGTCTGGTATTGTGCTCCGCTACCCATTCCAATTGGAACTTGACCTGATGCTAAATCAGTGTTGCGTTCAATAATCTTAAGCAGTTCTACCAACCCACCTGTAACATCTGGTATAATTATTGACTTAAAAGCATCATTAACACTCTCACCAGCCTTCAACCTCCATATCTTTCCTGCATACATCTGATAAAAATCATCACTACTTGCATCAAATGCATTTGGATTCAGTGCAACCTGAGGGAGAGATGCCATTGTTTTTCCCTCTACGATCATGCCGTAGATGAAATTCATCATATCCTGGTCATCACGAATAGCTTCATAGATACCACTACCCCAGATACTATCTTCCTGCTCCTGCCAATAGCAGAAGTCATAAGGCAGACGACCATCAAAAGGATTCGGGATGGCACGTAAAACTTTAGATCCAAGTACTGTAATAACCACAGGCATATGGATTGATTCATCTTCCTGCTTTGCAGGAATCTCCATGTAAGGTTCAATATCTTCCTTACCTAATCCTTTATGCCAAAGTTCCAGTACTGTAAAATTCTTAGTTTCTGTTACACCCTGATTAAATCTTCGTGGTGATATCCCTCCAGTATCTGCATTAGTCTGACCTTCACCAGTTTCTATACACTCTTCAACTAATTTTTGATCAATTGCTCCATTACTTTTAATAGCCATCATCCTGAGTTCCTGTGCAGAGAGATATCTTCTCTGTATAACCCAGTCTAAGTCTGACTTGGAAGTTGCACCTGGAGAAGGAAATACATCCCAGATTGAAACCCACTCAACATGTGGAACCATTTCAGTTTCCATCTGCTCCTCTATCATCTCAAGCAACGGATCTCGCTCAACTGTCTGATAAAGAGGATAATCAACCTTCTTTAGTACTATGGACTTAGTTATTCCAGTACCATAAAGGGTCATTTCATTGATGGACTTACTTAATGAATCCTCATAATTTGTATCATCAAGAATATCTCTTATTCTCTGTTCACAGTTCTTCGCCCTTATAGTAGCTTCATCATATGGTTCTGGAGTTTGTAATAAATCGGGGGCAACGAATCGTGGTCTTCTGGTGGGGGTGAGCTTGAAGGGAACCTTACCTTGCTGAAGAGTTGAGGATAGTAATTTTACTCTAGCTTCATGAACTTTCCTTTTAGTAAGATTCACATAAATACCACGTTCTTTTGCTACATCAACAGCTTTAGATGTAGTATCAGGGAATTCACCCCTGATTGCGTGCCATCCAGATTCCCAAATCTCTTCTCGTGTTACTCTATCTCCATCTGAAGCTCCACGTTGATAGAGATCCTGTACAATTAAACCTAGAGAATCAGGTATTAAACCCTTTGTCTCTTCATCACTATCTGCTATCCAACTTTTACTTTCGGGTTTTACTTCCCCATATTCAGCCATCTATCTCCTTATATTCTGCCATAGATTACTTACCTGCTGGGCCTTTTTTCTTTTTAACATTTACCCGCTTACCTGCTGCAGCAGTAACTCTTTTGGTAGTTACCCCACGCTTTACTCCTTTTAATTGTGAAGATGAAGCTTTAGCAATACGAGGAGCAACAGGATGTGTAGGAGATAATCCCACTATAAATTCCCCTATTTGTTTTATTTGTTTATTACTAAACATGGACTTTGACTTTGGCCTTGTTTGCCTTCTTGACATACCTATCTCCTTATATAATTATATATATACTTAATCAATACTTTATATTCAAAAAATTGGTTCGTCAACATAAAACATTCTTTACTAACTCCTCACATAGAACTCAGTTCTCTGGGACTTTGGAAGAGGTAATACAGGGGCAGGATCATAGGGATACATGTAACACATATATGCGGCAATCGCAAGTGACATTACCCT